CTAAACAATTAGAAGAATGGAACCCAGATGAGTTAGTACAATACAAAGGTGGAGAGATCTATAAAAAGATGCTTCGAGATCCACAAATAAAAGCAGCCTACAATCTTCTTGTTGATATAATTATACAAAGGGACTGGTTTTTTGAGGTAGATGAAGAAGATCCAGAGCAAGAGAAACTAAAAGATTTCTTCGAGTTCAATTTAAAAAATCTAAAGTCTACTTTTTCGCAATCAATGCGAAATATTCTATTAGCAAAAGCGCACGGGTTTTCTTTAACTGAAAAAATTTTTGGAGTCCATGAATATGAAGGGCAAGAAAAATGGACTATCGAACATTTAAAACAGAAACCGTTTGATTCTTTTTCTTTTGACGTTGATAAATTTGGAAACGTTCTAAGTATTTCGCAAAACACGGGAAACCAAAGGAGAAAACTCGACAAAAACAAGTTTATCCATTTTGTCAATTATCCTGAGTTAGACCCTATATGGGGGGAATCCGATTTACGTTCAATCTATAGAGCGTACTGGGAAAAACAAAATATCCTTACCTTTTGGAATATTTACTTAGAAAGAACAGCGGGTGGATTCCTGACAGCAACTCCTAAAGATGACAGTATTTCATTATCACCGAAAGAAAAAAACGACTTTGACGCGGTTCTAAGAAATATCAACCAATCAACGGCAATGCGCGTACCCGCTGGTTTTGAAATTGATATGAAAAACGGAGTCAATACAAAAGCATTTGAAGAAGCTGTAGCGCATAGAGATAGACAAATTTCAAAAGGTTTGCTTGTTCCAAATCTCCTTGGATTCTCGGAACAAGGTTCAACGGGTTCTTTTGCGCAAAGCAAAACCCAATTAGAAACATTTCTTTTCATTGTTAATTATCAAGCGGAGCAATTAGCAGAGGCATTAAACGAGCAATTGTTTTCCCAACTCGCTTGGGTCAATTTTGGTCTGAAAGAATATCCTAAATTCAAATTTGAAAACAGAACTGAAGACCAAAAACAAGAAGTTGCAAAAATTTGGTTTGAAGCGTTAAAAACTGGCGCGGTAACTAACACTGAACAAGATGAATTGAAAACTCGTGAATTGCTAGGGTACCCGACAGATATAGAAATAGAGGAACAACCGGAAGAGAAACCAGAAGCACCACAAACACAACCACAAGAAGAAGAAATGTCAGCGGAGTTCATTGATATGAATGATCCACCTTGGCTCCAAAGGATGAATTTTGCGGATATTGAACAACTACTTGATTCTAATGAATTCGCTTTTTACGAAGATCTTTCTAAGCAAGTTGATAAGTTGTTTTCTACTCTTAAGAAATCAATTCGTGAATCAATTGCAGGATTCAAACCAGGAAAAGCAAACTATAAGTCAACAGTTGAAAAAGTCGATAAGTCTTTTTCTGAAAATGACTTGAAGAAATTAAACAAGGTCATAAACGAACACTTGAAGACTTCTTATGATGATGGAAGACAGATAGGGCAAGACACAATAAGAAGCGCAATCAGAACACTACCCAAAAAGGAAAGGCAAAGAATCAAGTTCTCAATTTCCAACTCACAAAAGAAAGGAATAGCAAAACAAAATTGGAGCGTTCTAGACTTTGTGGAAAATGTCAGATTGCAAACAGCTGATAAATTCTTTCGAGAAAAAGCGTTTTTCATAACCGGGACCCTATCGGAATCAATGATAGACGCGGCAAAGCAAGCGATTCTCAATGGAATTGAAAAAAATATGTCAACGCAAGAGATTATTGATGAACTTGAGCAAATCTTAGGACCGTTGACTGGGAAGACAATTACGAATCCAGAAACGGGAAAAAACGAGCCTTCCGAAAAAGCAGAAAGAGCACGACTAGAAACGATTGTAAGAACCAATTTGATAGACGCTTTCAATCAGTCTTTAGTTAATGTCTACACTGATCCAGATTTAAATGGATTCGTTAAAGGTTTAGAGTATCAGTCAATACTAGACTCCAGAACAACTAAATTTTGTAGAAGATACGATGGATTTAAGAGGTCTTTAACCGACCCTATTTGGGGTTCTATCACTCCTCCTAATCATTTCAATTGCAGAGCAACCCTTGTCCCAATTACCATGATAGATCCAAACTTTAAGGATTCGAGTTTAGTAAAAGATAAAGAGGGTCTAGTTCAACCTAATACTGGATTCGGAACAGTAACAAAAAAGAACGAGATCTAAATGGCTAAGCGAATAGGTACAAGAAAACCAAAAAAAGAGGTTAAAAAATGACAATAGAAAAAGATAAATTCGGTACTCCGTTATTCGGATTTCATGACGCGATTTCTTCCGGTGATATTCCACATCATTCCCCCTTTTCCGCAATAGGGGAACGTGACAATATAGACACAACCGCAACAGGAGAAGATATTGCACCATTGACAAACACTACAATACCAATTCCAGCAAGCGCAGGAGAACAATTAACGCTAGTTAGTGACGATGTACAAGACACCGACGTTGGGACAGGCGCGCGTCGAGTGACTATTGAATATTTGGACGGTGACGGATTGGAACAACAAGAAATATTAGTGACTGATGGGACTACCGGTGTAGATACGGTTGCAACAGATATTACGTTTGTTAACGACATGTACGTAAGTGGAGTAGGTTCTAACGGTGTTGCGGAAGGAGAAATTATAATTTATAAAAAAGGCGCGGCAACTACAATCTATAATGTAATCCTTGCAGGCGGTAATAAGTCACTCTGTATTAATAGAAAAGTAGCTTCAAATAAAGACCTTTACATAACTGGGTGGACCGCAGGAGTAAACGGCAATAAAATTATGTCACTTAGATTAAGAAGTACTTGTCTACCAGATGGCAGCGCGAAAGTTGAAGGTTTTTTATTTAAAAGAACACTCAGGACGGGAGGTGATTCTGCTTTTTCAGAAAAAATAGAACCTCCCATAAAATGTTGCAGAGGTTCGCTTGTTAAAGTTAGCGCGTGGGCAGAAGCGGCGGGCAATGATATAAGCGTTTCTTTCAACGGATATTTAAAAGGGTAGAAATGAAAGAACTAAAAAACGTTGAAATATTCGCGGCGGGAACTTGGAACGGGTTTAAATTCGTTCAAGAAGACTTAGAAGAAATTGCGAATAATTCAAACAAACTATTGATGACAGGAAAATCAAAACCTCCCGTCAAACTAGGACACGCTAAAAAACAAATTCTAGCGCAAGATGATGGACAACCTGCTTTGGGATGGTTAGAGAACTTCCAGGTACAAGGAAAAAAACTTTTAGCAGATATTACAAATATTCCAGACGTTCTTTTTCAATCTTTTGAAAAGGGACTATACAAAACAGTTTCGATAGAACTTAAGCACATTCAAAATTTTGGTTGGCATTCCGTTGGACTCGCTATTCTTGGCGCGGATTTACCGGCAGTAAAAACTTTGAATGACCTAAAGGCATTCTTATCAGAAACGAACATTGAACCCACTGAAAACTTTTCTTTAGTTTTTAGTGAACCACAAATTTCTAAACAGTCAGAAAAGGTAAATATGTCTGAAGAGAAAACAAACCTTGAAGTTGAAAAACTGAAACTTGAACTAGAAAGAGTGCAAGCGGAAAAGACTTCATTAGAAAATCAAACTAAGGTTTTCCAAGAAAAAGAAAGACTGCATTCTTTCAGCGTAGCAAAAGAAAACTTTCTTTCTACTTATCAGAAAGACGTGAAGGAAGGAAAACTTATTCCTGCCACACTAACAAAGATTGAATCTTCTATTAATTCACAACAAGTAGGTTTTAAGGAAGGACAATCATTAGTATTGGATTCCGAATTGATGCAAACTGTGATTGAAGGATATAGAGAAGCAGGTTCTTTATTTTCCGAACAAGGTCAAGTTGATTCTAGGCAAGAAGAAATCAAAGATATTGAAGAGTCAATAATTCAAGGTGTTAACCAAGTAATTGAGAACACCGGCAAAAACTATGACGATGCTTCTAAAGTTTATTTTAGCGCGCATCCAGATGTAGCCAAAGAGTACCATAATCATGGTTGTAAAATTTCTTTTGAAGGAGGATATTAGTAATGGGAATACAAAATAATGCGTTAACTTTTCACGCTAAGGCAGCCGAAGATCTAAGTAACACGGTGTTAGGAACAGGCGTTTTATACAAAGCGTTTGCTATCGATGACCAGAAACTTGCTAATAATGGGAATGAAGCCGCTGGTCTTTTGTGCCAAGGTGGACAATCTGGAAATCATGTTGCTTTTACAGTCGTAGGAATTGAAAAATTCGTTGCTGGTGGAAGCGTAACCGCTGGGAGTAAATTGACAGTAACGACAAGCGGCTATTTAAAAAGTGCGGTTGCTGGAGATTATGTAGTAGGTCGATCAGTTGAAACTATTACAGTAAACTCTGGAAGCGTAGGCACTGGACTTTTTGACTTCGCTAAACCTGCCTTGTTTGATACAACGGGAGAGGTCACGACTAGTGAGGACCTGAGTGGAGCAATCAATAAAGCGATTGACGCTGGTGGTGCGATAGCTGACGATAGTAATGACGCGATTGGTGTTTTAGTCGCTAATGCTGACTCTGGAACCGCTGGAAGAATTGTTTCAACAGGAAACGTAGAATGGAAAGCAGGCGGTGTTATTACCGCGGGGCAATCTCTACTTTGTTCTTCCGGTTGGGCTGCCGCGGCAGATTCAGGAGATCTTATCGTAGGTCGAGCACTAGACGCAAGCGCGGCGGGTAACTCAGGTTCTACTTTCACGGCTATTGCCAATTTTGGCGCGGCACATTACGCAACAAGTTGTTTAGACGTTCAATACTAGGAGGTAATCTAAATGTCATTTATACCGAAGAATCAATTACACGTTGATAAGCACTTATCTCAAGTTGCGTTGAATTATCAACCTCAAGGGCAATTTGCCGATAGAATCGCACCCATTGTAAACGTTGACAAACAAACAGACCTAATCAAGATCTGGAGTCAAGCAGATATCTGGAGAATTGATAATACAGTTCGCGCGCCTGGCAATGAAGCGAATAGGATGGAAATTTCTGTTAGTTCTGTTCAATATGTTTGTAAAAATTACGCACTTGCCGCGGATATTACAGTAGAAGACAGAGCAAACGCTGACCCTTCTTTTGTTAGAGAATTAGAAACAGGGAGAGTAAAAACGCTATCCTGGAAAATGTCCATGGACTGGGATAGACGTGTAGCCCAACAAGTCACTAATACTAGCAACGTTGGCACCTCTGCGAATGTTGGCTCAAGTTGGACTGATTTGGCCAACTCTGATCCTTTTGGAGACATTAACACTATTATTGATAATGTTGAGGATGGTACAGGTTTTCGACCGAACAAAATGTTAATTGGTGGAGAAGCGTTTCGGTATTTAGTCCGTAATGATAATATTATTGATAAGACTAAAGAAACCGCTTTGACTGGCGCAAGTATGAACACCACGCAACAAAGAATAGCTGATTTGTTCGAACTTGATGACGTTATTGTGGGAAAAGGTTATTTTAACAGCGCGCAAGAAGGGCAACCTTTAAGTTTAACTAGAACTCTAGATCCACATGTTCTATTGTACTATGCGCCTAGCACTCCCAGCATTGAAGTTCCTTCTTTTATGTATACTTTCCGCTGGAATGTTCCAGGCGTTCCAAGCATGCAGGTTGAAAGGATTCCTTTTGATCCAAGACGCAAAGCAGACCGATTGCAAATTGGATATTATCAAGATGAGAAGATAGTTTCTTCAGCCTTGGGCGGGTTAGTAACAAATGTGACTAGTTCACAGTAATAAAATAATGGCGGTTTGAGTAACCGCCGCAAATTTGGAGCGGAAAAAACATGGCATTAAGTGCAATAGACAAAAGTAAAACTGCAGTACCAGCAAATGATTATTTTGAATCGGGAGTAAAAGAAGGATTTACAAGAGGAATTGAAACAGCAATCAATACTTTATCTTATGATAAAAAAGAACTTCTAGAGATAGCGTTAGAAAAGAAACTAATTGCTGACAAAAGAACTTCACAAACTAGAATTGCTATTTTACTTCTTGAATCCCTAATCACAAATCAAAATGATACGAATACTAACTAATAAAGTTGCAGGTGGTTGGGATTGTGGAGAAATTACGAAAGGTTTGGGAGGTAGTGAAGAGGCTGTTGTTCTTTTAGCGATAGCGTTAAAAAAGCACTACTCTGTTCCCGTTGAAGTTTATCATAGTCAAAAAACACCTGGGGAACATTTTTTAAACAATGTTCGATTCTTACCGATAGAAAAATTCTTTGAAAACAAAGGAACAAAAAACGATATTGTAATAAGTTTCAAGTATCCGCTCCAGGCTTCCGAGGTGACGGCTAAGCAAATCCTTCATTGGAGTTGTGAAGTTGAAAACCCTCGGTTGCTTGAGCATATTGATTACTTTGTTAATCCTTCCGATTATTTAAAAACAAGACATTTTTGGGTACCCGAAGAAAAGAATATGGTTATACCTTTTGGGGTAGATTTTTCACAATTAGAAAATGTAAAAATTCCAAAAGATGAGAACATGATTCTTTACGCGTCAAGTCCAGACAGGGGATTGATGGAAATTCTAGAAAATTGGAATGAAATAAAAAAGCATTTTCCAAAACTAGAATTAACAATTGCTTATGGATTTGAAAGAATGTTTGCAATCGGAGGAAACGCAATCTTACCTTTCAAACAACGAATACTTGAATTGGTTGAGCGAGAAGGCATCAATTATGTAGGGCATCAGGACACAAAAGAGATAAACCAACTATATTGGAAATCAAAATATTGGTGCCTTCCGTTAAATAATCCTGATAGCGAGCTGTTTTGTTTGAACGCAGTGAAGGCGAGATATTGCGGCGCGATTCCGGTAGTCAACAAAATAGGCGCATTAAAAAACACGGTTGGCAATTATATTCCCTGGAAACATTTTAAAAAAGGAAAATTGACATTAATAGAAGAAGAAGCAATTAATGTATTTAGTTGGAAAACAACTATTGATAAGTTTTGG